GTATCTTAATTTTACATCAGTCTTACCTATGCTAATCAAATATTCTAAAATATCGTAGTGCTTGTCAGTTAGCAAAGGCTCGCCACCTGCAAAATAAAACTCTTCGATATCTTTTAAGTAAGGTAAAAATTGATCATATAAATCATCGTTATTTTTTCCACCTGCAAAAATATACACGTTGGGTCTCTTTTCTTCAGTGGCCCAACTAGAACTATAAGTTCCGCTACAAGATCTACATTTAAAATTACAAATGTTACTCCATCTAACATCAAAATATCTTAGATTCATCGAAGGTAAAAATCCGTCTTCTTGTGTATCATTAGCTAAATGAAAATATTTGTTATATTGTTTATTAACACTTTTTCTAAAACTGTTAAGTCCAGCATCTTCACTAGAGTAACAGGCTTTACATTCATCACAACGTTTACCTGCTAACATGTTTTGTCGCATAGCTTTGTATTGGTCGCTATTCCATATTTCAGTTATTGTATTAAACCTTGTATTTCCTAGATGAATATTATGATCACCGATACAACAAGGCAAAACGCTACCGTCTGGATTGACATAGATATGAATCCACGGAAGTATACAAAAAGTTTTAGACGGTTCTACATTCATAATAAAAGTTTTCCAATTCGGGAAATGTTTTTATAAAATCTGTTCCCCTACGACGATCATATTCAGTAAACCATTGATAAAAATCTCTACGACCTTCTTCAAGTTTTTGTTCGTCATATGTTGTGTTTTGCATATAATCAACAACACGTCTAAATTTTTCGTATTCTAAATCACTAAATTTAGTTCTATCTTTATCATCTAAGTTATCTTTTATAAACTGTAAATGGCTGTGCATATACGGCATGAATTGATCCTTGGGTAGAATGTTCATATCGTATTGCAAGGGTTCCTTTAAGAAAGGAGTGTCGAATCTAATACGTTGCCATTTTTTTTGATTTGATCCGTTATACTTCGATCTCCATTCTAAAATCTTAGATAATAAATTTTGAAAGTTAGTTACGGTTAATATATTAAACGTTATCATAAATGTAATAGGCAACGAAGTGTTTGTTAAGTATGTGTCTAGATTTCGTTCCCAAACATCGATATCTAATCCTGTTCTAATATATTCTGCCTGCTCATTCCACGTGTCTATACTAGTGAAGATTTTAAAATCTCTTATTTTCTTTTCGTTAACAAGATTGTTAACCTTTTCAACTAGTCTGTTAATTAGAATCGGCTTGACACCAAAATTTGTATTGATATTGAGCTCTAAATTAGGCAGAGGATTCGCCTCTAAGTCTTCTAATAAACGCCATGTGCTTTGCTGTAACAAAGGCTCGCCGCCTGTGATACGCAAGATCGTTAGTGTCTTACGAACTTCGGGCCACCAGCGCCACCATGCATCTACATAAGGATTAGTTTCTTCTTCATATATCTTAAACCAATCAATATCATTTCTATGATTTTTGACCATATCATAAGGACCATTATCTCTAATTTCTTTATGATAAGCACTGCTATGTTTAGGATGGCAATATCCGCATTTGAAATTGCATTCGTTACCGAATGAGATTTCTATGTATTGAGGGTTAATATTTTGATCCCAATCGCCATCCTTAATCTGTTGAAAGCGTTCTGGAGTATATATTGTTGAGTTACGTTCTTTACGATCCGAAACATAATCTTCGCCTAGAGCTTCAATATTCCAACAGTAATTACATCCACTGGGTTTACCGCCGTTGAGCATTTCAAGACGTTCATGTTTTTTTTGATTGGTATTATGTAATGCGCTAGGATCGATAATAATTTCTTCTATAGAAATCTTATGCGGAGGCGGATGATAACAACTATGTGTTTCGCCTGTTTGTAGATATATGGTCGTATGGTGCCATTTAGCCAAACAAAAAGTTGGCGAAATTTCATTCATGATGGGGATAAACTTTTTAATTCTTGCTATATCGTCCATCAAACTGTTCCTTTAACCAATCATAATCGTTGATTTTTTTCAAAGCATCAAGGTTGGTTTTATTTTCAGTGCCGAAAATACGTCCCGCTCGAGCACCTTCAAGAGCGAACTTGTCATTAGATTTTTCACACCATACATCTAATCGTTCTTGAGTTTCTTTATCGTCTTGTCTGTCGATAATTCTACTAGCTAATTTACAACATTCTCTAAACGCAGATCTCCATGTAGTGAATGGATCTGTATTAAATCGTGTAATGTTAGATATCGTTGGCATTGGTTTAAATTGCTTGCTGATACTAGTAGTCATGTCTGGTTTAGACATATCCATATTCTTTGTCAATTCGGTAGGCAGTAATTTCACACCACCGTTTCCATATTCAAGACCGTTAACTGGGTTTTGGCTTTTCCAGACATGAACAGTGGATTTCGCATTAAAGTCGTAGTAAGGTATCTGGTAATCAAAATCAAATGTATCTAATAATTCAGCATCGGCATCTATTACCCAGAACATATCAGTTCCTACCATCTCAGCGGCTGCTTTATGTGCCTGATGGATTCCTTTAACGCCATTTACTCTATAACAGCGATAACCATCTGCCTTGGTTAAAAGATTATGCCAGTTAGTGTCAGCAAAAGGTTCATTATATGAAATAAACACTATGTCAAACGGCTTAGGGCGACTTGAAAGTATATCTATTTCTTTCTTCTTTGTAAAAAATCTATAATCCCACTCGCGTTGTAAAATTTTATGATTTTTATGAAATATACATACACCATCATAATAATCATTGTTTTTAAAAACGTGAATGTATTCTTCATCCCATTTAGGAATTACATATTCAAATTTCCATTCGTCTCTTAAAACAATGTGGTCCCAAACTACCCAAAAATGTTTAGTGAAAGATTTAGACCTTACATCGTCAAATGTTTTGATATGCTCAATTTTCTGTGCTCTAGGAAATCGTTCTCTAATCTCTTCCCAAGCCTGGTCTTCTATCTTAGTGCGGCTGACAAAAAATATATCATACATTTTCAGGCATCACATAATAGGTTAGGCCAAGATTAATTGTTTCATCGTAAAGATCTAAGGTATATTTACTTTGTTCAGCATCAAGAAACGGCCAATGTAATCCTAACTGCTGTTTGATCTTTTCTCCTAGATCTTTTATGGCGTCTTTAAGACCTTCGCCTCCAACTTCTTCGTATGGAAGACCATATTGATTCCATATCCCCCTAAGGATTTCAAAATCTCTGACTTCCACATAATTCCATTCTGTGCAATTTGCTAACCAGGTTCCTAACCTAGAACCGTATACTGCATATAATCCATTTTCCTCGTGAGCGCCGACAGTTGACCACATACGCAGTCTATGTATATTATGCCACCAAATACGTTCTTTAATTTCCTGCGGAGGAACTTTAACACCATCAAGTAAAGTCATCTTCACACCTTCGCGGAAACCTGCTCGCCATGCCTGAAATGGTGAACCAGTTATAACACTTTCTGAATACACTCTAGGAAAATTCTTATATCCATCTTCCCAACAGAAATCAACCTGGGCACGATCACTAGTTGCATTTTCATGAGTTTGCATATTCAGGACAAAATCTTTACGCCAGATTTTTAATCCACCATTTCCATAACGTAACCCATTGATTTTATTTCTTCCGCACCATCCATAAACTTGTATCTTAGGGTCAGTCATATCTAATTCAAGATCAAAGAATTTAGGATCAACTATATTATCAGCGTCTACTGTAATAAACCATTCAGTATCTGATAATTCTGCTGCGGCTTTGTGTGCATGATCGCTGCCTTTAACACCATGAACACGTTTTGCCCAAGGCACTTTATTGCAAAGGTCAGCATAATGCAAATCTGCATTAGGTTCATCATAACTTAAAAATACAACGTCAAATTCAACAGTTTTCATTTTATCTCGAATACATAATTTTTAAAAATTCTTCGTGTATAGACGCTGAATTTTTTTGGAACTTTTATATCTACGATTATAGATTTTCCTACGATATCATTTATTTTAAACGAAATCATATCAAAGAGCAAGTTCGGATCATTATAATCTGTGATCATAAAGTTCATTTCTGTTTCACCATTCCAATTAATCCTACGCTTTTTAACCGGTTGAAATTTTTTGGCTAGTTTTTTGGTGCCGCCAAACTCTCCACTCAACTCAAATTTAATATTTTTCTTTTTAGAATTATAAGAAACATAAACATCCGGCCTATCTATCGTAGACCACTTCTTTTCAATTATTCTATGAAGAACATTATCTATTTTAAAAATGCTTTTTGTTTCTGTTATATCTAATTCATTATTAAGTAGGTCAACAAAACAAGAATGTATTTTTATTTTGCCTTCCATTATTAGCTCAGCGGTTTCCTGATCTATGTCAATTACATTTTCTTTATCTTTAAAATAATGATCGGGACCCACAGCTAACAGTGCGCCGGTGTCTACAGAATATTCTGCTTTGTATTTTAGAGGAGGGAAATTTAATATCAATTCTTCCATGATATCTCCTCTAAAATATTAATCATTTCGTCGTCGATTTTATCTTTTTCAACATAATGAACTATATCATGTTGTTCATAATTTCCTATTTTTATTTTTCCATTCCTATTCAAATAGAATCCAACATGATCACTGCACAACGTTGCAGGCCACGGCCAATTCTGCACCATCGGTTTCATATGCACTACTCTAGGAAATTCAAGGTCGTAGGCTATCTGATCGGATATATCTAAAATTTTTGCTGATAAGGCAAATGCTTCATCTGTTCCAACTACTTTAGGTTTTAGTTCTGTTAAAAAATTATTAGAAAATTCTGTAGGATTTTTTATGATATGTCTACCTAACTCAAAAAAATCTCTTGCTAGTTCGCTGTCTTTTTTAAAGAATGTATAAAAACTGTAAAGATTGGGTAATTTATTTTTTGTAAAAGCACGTCTATAAAAATCGTCTTTTACTAATTCACCTCGATATGTATAGCTTTTATTAGCAACATACAGTTCTGAATTTTCAATAAAATAATCAGCCCAATGACTGTAATCTCTAGTAAACAACATATCAACATCGAGACATATAGTATTCTCAAATGGAGTTAGTTTGTCCATCCAGCTACGACCGTCCCAATAAGTTTCTTGTCGCCATTCGATTACATGATCAAAAACCCACGAGCTTTTTAGTTGTTTTACATCTTCGGCATTGTCGATCACTAGAGCTACTTGATCATATCCCGGCCGTTGAGTATTTTTTATACTTAATGCTAGAGCATAAGCTAATCTAAGATAATCAACATCTGGATGACTAGCTACTATTAGTAAATATCCAAAGCTCATATTAACTCCAACAATGCGTCAGCATTTCGTATAATGCTTTGTTTATTCATGATATGAACATCCATATCTTTAATAGAAGATACACAGAACTTATCACCTAAATTCGGCGATACCAAGAAAAATAATTTGCCATCCGAAGTTACCGAATGTAAAATATCTCTATCTAATGTAGTTAATACTGGCGGTAAATCTGATATATCCTCAGTTTCAAAACCTTTTAGGATATGTTTAGCAACACTAAATGCGATATCATTCCTAAACTGATCGGTAGAAAATCTAAATATATCTCCGTAAAATTTGTATTTTTCTTTTACTAGGTCTACCGTATTAAAAAATATTTTAGAATTTTCATTTTTTTCAAACATAACAGTAGTGGCCCAATTCATATGAATACCAGTATCCGAAACATATCTATCATGGTATCCTAATCTAGAATCACTAACAATATCCAGTGCTGAATTGCCGATCATTACATCAAAATCTAAATCCCAAAATTGAGATAATCTATCAGAGAATATAAAAAAATCACTATCTATAATTAAAGTTTTGTCATAGGGGGTTAAGTCCCAAGCCGAGCATCGATTAGAATTAACGAAAGGAACTACTTTGTTATTCAACCCGTCATGTAATCTTCTTTTATTATCAGTTTCCGGTTTATCGACCGAGATGATCTTATCAAATACTGTTGCTGCTTTTTCAAACTGTTTAGATTCTATCAACCAATCAACTGTAGTAGGATCTGTAACTAAACTAACTGGAACTTCTAGATGTTTTTTAGCAAGGCCGCCGGCAATGATAGACATCAATGCATAGTCGATGTCTCTATTATTATGAGCAAATATTA